CGTCAAACGTAGGAGTTATTACAGCCCGTACTGTTTCTGGAACAGGTACTGTTGTAGCTCATATTTCAGCAGGAACCGCACAGACTTTAATGGCTGTGTATACTGTCCCAGCAGGTTATAATGCTTATTTAAACCTGTACACTGTCGGCATAGGTAAAGGAGGTGATTCTTCCTTCCGACTGTACAAACGAGAAAACTATTACGGCCCAAGCGCTTTTAATATCCAGTCAGACGTTGTTTTATACCAAAGTACTGTTAGTCAACAGTATACTGTGCCTGTTAGGTTTATTCAAAAAACAGATATTGACTTTCGAGCCCTAACTACTGGAAACAACTTTGCAGCTACGGCCTCCTTTGATTTAATACTAGATAAGTTATAATAATATGGCAGTTCAAATTAGTCGTCGGGACATAACCGGCGACAGTATTTTAGAGTTAAGATCTGAGACACGGTTCCTCAAGCTACCGGTAGACCCCTATTTGGATCTACTAGGCATTCAAGCCCTTCCATCGCAGAAGGCTATCATTAACGCGATTAACAACCCTAAGTACAGATTCGTCTGTGCTGCCGTATCACGAAGACAGGGTAAGACGTATATCGCAAATATAATCGGCCAACTAGTCTCCCTAGTTCCCGGTTCTAATATCCTAATCATGTCCCCGAACTACTCCCTGTCTCAGATCTCTTTTGACTTACAGAGGCAGTTGATAAAACACTTTGATCTAGAAGTTGCAAAAGACAACGCAAAAGACAAAGTTATTGAATTGACTAACGGATCTACCATTCGCATGGGTTCCGTTAATCAGGTAGATTCTTGTGTAGGTCGAAGCTACGACTTAATTATATTCGATGAAGCAGCGTTAGCAGACGGCAAAGATGCTTTTAACGTCGCACTTCGACCGACACTTGATAAACCAAACTCTAAAGCAATCTTTATTTCCACGCCACGGGGTCGGAACAATTGGTTTGCTGAGTTCTTTGATCGGGGCTTTAACGATGAGTTCGGCGAATGGTGTTCAATCAAAGCAACTTATAGAGACAATCCAAGAATGACAGAAAGTGACATTGCAGAAGCACGTAAGTCAATGTCAGAAGCAGAGTTTAAACAAGAGTACGAAGCTGACTTTAATCAGTTCGAAGGCCAGGTATGGAACTTCGATGCAGAGACCTGTGTAGTAAATTGTAGTGAGCTTGATACTCGAAGAATGGATGTATTTGCAGGACTCGACGTTGGTTATCGTGATCCCACAGCCTTCTGTGTAATCGCATACGACTGGGACGAAGGCAAGTACTACCTACTAGATGAGTACTTAGATGCAGAAAGAACAACAGAACAACACGCTACAGAAATTCGTGCGCTGGTGGAAAAATGGGATATCGACTATATCTACATTGATTCGGCGGCTCAACAAACACGATTTGACTTTGCACAAAATTATGACTTATCCACTATCAACGCTAAGAAGTCTGTACTGGACGGTATCGCTCACGTTGCTGCTATTGTTGATAATAATAATTTACTTGTAGATCAGCGTTGCAAAGAAAGCCTGGGCGCTCTGGACCAATACCAATGGGATCCGAACCCTAACCTGGCTAAAGAAAAGCCAAAACACAATAGAGCATCGCATATGGCAGATGCTTTGCGATATGCGCTCTATTCATTCGAAACAAGCAACAGCGGGTTCTAGAGATACCTACTTAAAAATAGTATTTGACAAGTTACCTGCCACGGGATATAATTCTGGTATTGAAAATGAAAGAATTGAAACGAGATAAAATTAAATACATTCGAGATAGAGCAAAGTCTAAGTACGAAAAAGGCTCTGAATGTCATATTTGCGGAGAGCAAACCCAGCTAGACTTTCATCATTTTTATACATTGAGTCCTTTACTGGCTAAATGGTTAAAAGAAAAACAAAAAGCTCGTCCAGAACACTATACTGATGAATACATCACTATATGGAGAGACGAGTTTATAGAAGATAATTGGGCAGAGATGTACGAACATACAGTTACTCTCTGTCACGAACATCACTTACGGTTACACTCCCTATACGGTAGAGATCCCGGACTTGGAACTGCTAAAAAGCAGATGAGATGGGTCGAGATTCAACGAGAAAAACATGGCATGGTATAACAACATATTTCAGAAGAAACTCGAAGATACCGAGGAGAAACTGAACCCAGCACAGGGCCACTTCGATCATAAGATCGAGGCCTCTCGCGAGCCTATCTATCAGTATGAGCGCGCCTACGAAGAGCTGGAAATTGTAAACCGTGCTGTAAACATGATTGTAGACGACACCGCTGAGATTCCTACGAAAGTAGGCGAGCCTATTAAAGGCATGGGCGGGGTTGTAAAAGGCATCAAACGCTCTCGAGTAGAGCTGCTCTTAAACAAAGAGCCTAATCCGTTTCAGGATATTAACACCTTTCGCCGCAACTTAATTATTGATATGATTATAGATGGTAACATCTTTATCTACTTTGATGGTGCGCATTTGTACCACTTACCTGCTGATGATATGTTCATTCACGCTAGTAGCAGTACTTATGTAGAGAAGTATACTTATAAAGAGAAAGTCGATTACTCTCCCAGCGAGATTATTCACATTAAAGAAAACTCTTTTTATTCGATATACCGTGGTGTGCCCCGATTGAGCCCAGCACTTCGTACTATTCAGCTAATGATGTCTATGCGTAAGTTTCAGGATAACTTCTTTAAGAATGGAGCTGTTCCTGGTCTGGTACTGAAGTCACCAAATACGCTTTCAGAGAAAATTAAAGAACGTATGTTGATGTCTTGGCAGTCACGTTATAAGCCTGATGCAGGCGGTCGCCGCCCTCTTATTTTGGATGGTGGTATTGAGATTGACCAAATCTCAAATGTAAACTTTAAAGAATTAGATTTCCAGAGTGCTATTATAGAAAATGAAAAGATCATTTTAAAAGCACTGGGTGTACCACCTATCTTACTAGACTCTGGCAACAACGCAAACCTTCGACCGAATATGCGTTTATATTATTTAGAAACTATTCTTCCAATAGTACGTAAATTGAACTTTGGATTAGAGAGGTTCTTTGGTTTTGAAATCAACGAGGATGTTACAAACATTCCAGCACTTCAACCAGAATTACGAGATCAGTCACAGTATTTTTCAGCACTTGTTAATACTGGTATTATCTCAGCAAACGAAGCACGAGAAGTACTTGGTTTTGAGCCTATGGAAGGACACGACGAGCTTCGAGTACCTGCAAATATTGCAGGCAGTGCTGCTAATCCAGATGAGGGTGGTAGACCCGAAGAGTCAAATTCAGGAGATGATAATGGCGAATAAAGCACAACGAGCCAAAGCAATTAAAGATTTAAGTTTTTACTTTGCAGAGAAAGGCAAAGTAATGACTGCAAATGAGTATATTGATGCAAAAGACAAACCTATTCGGTTTGCTGACCTGCGTCGAATTTTTCGTAGCTATTCCAAACTAATGGAAATGTTAGAAAGAGAGCAGCCAGACCTGTTTAAACTGGCTGTTAAAAAGGAACAACCAAAGCCGGCTCCTAAGCCTGCGGCAGTTGAACCTAAAGAACCGAAGCCTGTGGCGTCGGTCAAGCCTGCTGTTAAACCAGCAGTTAAAGTGGAAAAGTAAGATGGAAAAGATTTTTAATCTTACCTCTACCTTTAAAGCCTTAGAGGACAATGACGGAAGCGTCATGATTCGGGGCATGGCTAGTACGGCTGACTTTGATCGCGCGGGTGATTCTATCTCAGCAGAAGCCTGGACTAAGGGTGGACTAAAAAACTTTGAAAAGAACCCGATTATTCTTTTTAACCACGACTATGATCGACCAATCGGTCGCGCTACGGGGTTAAAAGTAACTGAAAACGGTTTGGAACTCGAAGCAAAAATTAGCAAATCAGCACCTGCTAATGTATGTGAGCTAGTTAAAGAAGGTATCCTTGGAGCATTTTCTGTTGGTTTCCGAGTCAAGGATGCTGATTATCTAAAGGAAACTGACGGACTTATGATTAAGGATGCTGAGTTGTTTGAAGTATCGGTTGTATCGGTACCATGCAATCAGGCAGCTACTTTCTCACTTGCGAAATCTTTTGACTCTATGGAAGAGTACGAAGAATTCAAAAAAACTTTTAAATCAACCAATCGTGTGGATCTAGCCGGTCAGTCTCTGGCTAAGGAAGAAGTTAATGCTTCTAGCATAGCTAGTGACACACCGGATGAAACGGCTAAAGCCGTTCAACAGGAGACAAAAATGTCTGAAGTTAAAACTCCAGAAATCGACTTGGAAGCTTTTGCAAAGAAAGTAGCAGAAGATACTGCCGCTAAAATTGCTATGAAGCAAGCCGAGCAAAAAGCCGCTGAGAAAGCAGAAATGGAAAAGGCACAAGCCGACGCCGCAGCTATCGAAGCACAAGAAATCAAAGTTAAGACTGGTATCCAGTCTGGCGTTGAGAAACTAATGGCCGACGTTGAAGCTAAGTTGTCTGAAAAAGACGCTAAGTTCAGCGAAGTCCTTGCTTCTTTCCAGAAAGATCTGGAAGAGAAGAATGCAGAAATCACTGCTATGCGTGAAAGCAAGCGTCAGTTTGGCGATCGCGGCGACGGAAGTGATCTGAGCAAATGGGGTAAAGACTTCATGCACGCTCACCTGCTAGGTGTTATGACTGGTAAAGGTATCGAAGGTACTAACTTCGGTCGTGGCGTATTCGAGAAAGCTGGTATTGCTTACTCTTCATCTGCTCCTGATATCGATCAGGAAGTATCTCGTTTGATCGAGAAGGAAGTTACTTTGAACTTGCGTACAGCTGGTCTGTTCCGTGAGATCCAAGTAAATGGCGCTGCTACTGTACTGCCTATCCAGCCTGATGTTAACCCAGCTACCTTCCAAACTGGCGCTGCTGCTGCCGGTAACTTGGATAACCGTGGCGCATCAGATAACACGTTCCAGCCTTCACAGGTAATCTTGAACGCGTATCGTCTGATCTCACAAACCTTCATGGACAACCACGTTGACGAAGAAGTACTTGTTAACTTGATGCCTATGTTGATTGACTCAGTAGCCCGTGCTCACGCTCGTGCAGTTGATAATGCTATTATCAATGGTTCTGGTTCTATCACTGGTTTGGACGGATATGCTACTGCACACGCTGATACTTTGAGTATTGGTGGTGGCGATGCTCTTACTGCTGCTGCTCTGTTGGCATGTCGTAAGGACATGGGTAAGTACGGTATCAATCCTTCTGAGGTTGCATACATCGTATCACAAGCTCGCTACTTCGAACTGATCGAAGATGCAGGTTTCGCTGACATCACTGATGTTGGTTCAAACATTGCTACTAAACTTACCGGTACTATCGGTTCAGTTTACGGCTCACCAGTAATCGTTTCTGATAGCTTCGGCGCAGAAGCTGCTGGCGTACCTGCTGCAATGGCAGTTAACCTTCGCAACTACTGTATCCCACGTCTTCGTGGTGTATCAGTTGAGCAGGACTACGAAGTTGGTAACCAGCGTCGTGTTATCGTTGCTACTCAATCACTCGGCTTTGAAGAGTTGGTTGCAGACGCAGCGGGTAACCGTTCAGCTGTTAAGATCGACCTCGCGGTTTAATCTAATTAACGAGGGGGAGTTCGCTCCCCCAAGTTTTTACTAATTGGTTTATTATGGCAAATTTAATTACAGTAGAAGAATATAAAGAAGCAGAGGGGATTACATCGCCTAAGGATGACCTGCGTCTTAATAATCTTATTCCTGCGATAAGTCAATTAGTAAAAACTTATTGTGGAAATAGTATAGTGGATCATTATACTACTCCTAAAGTTGAGACATTCAATGTAAATTGGGATACCCATCTGGTACAGCTAACAGAAAGTCCTGTTAATGCTGTTACAAGTGTTAAAGAGCGCGACTCTTATAGTGCAGACTACAAAACACTTACTGTCAGTGCACACGATTACTATGTAGATAGCTCTACCGACTCCGTAATCCGTACTACTCCTGGTGGTTACATCAATTGGCGCAAAGGCCCAGCATCTGTGGAAGTAACTTATACTGCTGGATACTCTGAATGCCCTGAAGATTTAAAACTTGCAGTGCAAGACTTAGTTACTTACTACCTGAAAGATGAACATAAAGAGCGAAAAACCCTAGCGGGCGCTACTATTCAGAACCAGGCAAGTACAACACAAAGCAACAACGTGGCCTTCCCAGATCACATTAAACGTGTGTTGGATTTATATAAGAACTTTTAATGAGTAAGCAGAGCCAACAGAAATTTCTTGAGAGGTTTGATAATCTACTTAAGGAAAGAGCTGGCGTCTATAGACAGGCTCGTGCAAACAAAGTAAGTCACGTATTTGTAATAAGTAAAAGAGCTATTGAGCGAGGCATAAAAGATACTATTGCCAAGAAGGGAACAGCCCAAGACACAAAAGAGATTTTAAGTCTTTTAAATACTGATATAGAGACCTTTGTATCTACTATTATAAGAAAGATTGATGCGCTAGAAGCACAGTCTAGAGGCGATAACGTTAAAGTACGTATACGTAAGTTAAAGCCCGGCCCTTATAATGCTAGGTACATATTTTTTGCCTCGAAAAAAGACGAAAGTGTCTTAGCTAACGTATACGGTAAGATCTATAAGACGTATATAGAAGAACTAGGAGAGCTTGCTACTAAAGTTGGTGGAGCTACTCAACAGATTTCTGGTAAGAACTTAGGTAATAATGCTAAAAAATATTGGAACCTTGAGCACGCAAATGAGCAAGGTAACGTGGAGTCCCAAGTAGCAGATGCTCTTACATCAAGCTTAGAAGGACTAGACGATATGCCCAGAGCCGAAGTAATGGCTTGGCTAGAAAAGCAGGGTGTTGAGTTAAAGATTATTCGTAATACCAAAACAAAAGTAATGGAAGTACATATTGGATCAAAATATGGAAACATAGAAGAAGGTATTATTTCCAGAGGACGAAAGAAAGTTCTTAGGGACGCTGTTTCACGGGGTTTATTAGATCAAGCAAACGATATTTATGAACTACCTGGGTCTGATAGCTTTAAGCAGATTGACCGAAAACAGGTTATTGCAACTACTACAAAACCTTTTAAGCGCATTAAAGGCGCTAAGATTACAACAGAAGATACAGCTATAAAACACAGTGTAACTACTGTTACAAGCAAGAAGACTTCAAGTACTGTAAAGAAGGGCAAGACGAGTAAGGTTAGAGCTAAACCTGCTGTTCGTACTAAAAAAGGCGTTGCAGGCAGCCCTCTTCAGTTAATTGCTTTAATAAACAAAGACCTACCTAAAGTAGTACAAGAGAATATGGGTCCTCCTAGATTAGTAAATAGAACAGGAAGATTCGCAAGTAGCGCAAGAGTAGTAAATATAACTAAAACCCCACAAGGTTTCCCAAGTGTAGCTTATACCTACCAGAGAAACCCTTACCAGGTGTTTGAAGAAGGCTCTAAAGGTGCATGGTCAAGCCGAGATAGAGACCCCAGGCGTTTAATTGACCAATCTATTAGAGAGATTGCAGCAAAGTATGCAATCGGACGTTTTTACACTAGGAGAGTATAATGGCAGAACGAAATTACACTACACGTAGACTAGCTATCGTAGATGCCATCGTATCTAAGTTAAAAGATATAGACGGGAATAACCAATACCGTACAAATTTATTTCAAAACGTAAGCCCAAGGCTAAAGTTTTGGGATGAAGTAGAAGAGTTTCCGGCAGTACACTTAAATGCGGGGTCAGAGACTCGGGAATACCAAGCAGGCGGATATAAAGATCGATTTCTTTCTGTAACCGTTCGCTGTTATGTAAACGAAGAGGATGCTGTTGAAGCTCTTGAAAGTCTGCTAGAGGATGTCGAGACTGTTTTAGAAGAAAACTCTCGTCTCGCCTACACAGACAAGAACGGAGCTACTCAATACACCCAACAAATCACTATTGTTAGTATTGATACTGATGAAGGTGTACTAGAACCATACGGAGTTGCGGAAATGCAGCTTGAGGTTCGATACTAGAAAATGCTGGCACGAACAAAAGTTCACGTCCAAGTCTTTTCAAGATAACATAGGAGAAAGCTATGGCTGATACATTATATTTTAGTCGCGATACGAAAGTCTATCTCGCAATTGGCACTGATATTTGGGAAATGCCAGTTCTTGATGGGTTTTCATTCTCACAAGCGACAAATACCTCAGAGATTACTCTGAACGAAATGTCTGATGCGACCGGCAACAGCCGTCGTGGCCGTCAGATGTTTACTGACTCATATGCACCTGCTGAGTGGAGCTTCTCTACTTATGCTCGTCCATTTAAGGCAAGTGGAACTGGTAATGCGGATGACACTGCTAACACTCATCACGCTGTTGAAGAAGCTCTTTGGGCTTTGATGGTAGGCGATGCAGCATATGCAGATTACGCATTTAGTAACGTTGCTGGAGATACCACGGATATGGATATCTCTTTTGGTAACTCAAACAAAGTTACTCTAGGTACTTGTGACCTTTACTTTGTTTTAGGTGGAGCAGGTACTGGTACTAAGACTACTTATAAAGTCTCAGATTGTTGTGTAAATGAAGTGGGTGTTGATTTCGACATCGACGGCATTGCTACACTTAACTGGTCTGGTATGGGTAAGATTATTACTGAAGCTACCGAACCCACTGCTACTGTAACCGAAGGCGTAGCCGGTACTGGTAACTTTATCCGTAACCGTCTCACTAATTTGGTACTTAGCTCAACTAGTCCTACCTCTACGACCTATGACCTGGTTCTTACTGGAGGCAGCATCACTGTCTCTAACAACATGACGTTCCTGACTCCAGAAACTCTTGGTGTTGTAAACCAGCCTTTAGGCCACGTAACAGGTACTCGCTCGGTTTCTGGTAGCTTTACTTGCTACTTAAATGCCGATGCTGACTCAAGTGCGGATCTCTTCGAGAACATTATCGAAGGTACAGATACTATCACCAATAACTTTGACATGACGTTTAAGATTGGCGGTTCTTCTGGAACTCCTCGAATTGAAATGGCAATGGCTAACTGCCACCTTGAAGTGCCTACGCACTCCATTGATGATGTTATTTCTCTTGAAGCTAACTTCCACGCTTTACCTTCCACCATTGACGGAACTGACGAACTCACTGTCAAATACGTTGGTGCTTAATAGTAAAAAGGGGCTTCGGCCCCTTTTTTCTTACCCCTCCAAAAAATACTTCTTGACATTTCTCCTCCTCTCGCTTATACTATCTAAATAATAGTAGGAGCTAGTTCTCCTAATGAGATTAGGGAACCTATGGCATCATTCAACTTCTTAAAAGAGGCGCAGTTATACCTTGTTTGGAATAATAAACAGTATAACATTGATATTCAGGAAATATCATTTAGCCAAACGTTTACTGAGGAAAGTTATTCAGTAAATACGTTGCACTCGCAAGATATGTTCGAAGGGTCTGTCATAAATAAAGCAAATCCGGCAAACTTCTCTTTTGTCATGCCAGCTCTTAGAGAAGATGATTTAACCGTAGTAGTAGATAGACTAGTGGATTATAACACTTTTGATCTCTACGTTTCAACTCAGCAAGCTGTTTTTAAGATCGAATACGCTGTACTTACAAATGGGAGTTTCGTTATTGAGAAATCTCGACCCCTGAGTTTACAAGTATCTGGTCAAGCATCTAAGCTGTCTAAGGTAGGAGCTTTTGGCTCTTATACTATCCCAGGTACTGTGCAAAGCAGGGCTCTGACACGCACTTTTAATCAGGTAAACTATTTACAGATTACACTAGGCGTATCAGACATTTCTACAGAGGTATATGCTACTGCTGTAGAGCTACAAAATGATGTACAATGGACTCCGTACTCTACAGTACAAGGGGCTTTAACAGCAACAAGCGCAATAAACTCTCAGTTTCCTAGCGCATTTACTGTAGAAAAAAGATCTTTAGCGGGGTCAATTGAACGTTATATAACAGATAGTAACGCAGGTGATTTACAAGACTGGTCAAGTGATATACCACTACGTATAAAAGCGGGTCAAAAAGTTGGCTCAAACGTATACGGTTTTGATATCAACATGGCTCACTGCTCTTTTACCAATCGAACTAATGTTGGGAGTGTTTTTACCCAAAATTATGATTGGAGAATGAGTTACAATCCCTCGTCACTTTCTGACGTAATAAATTACTTAACACAATAGGATTAAAAAAATGGATCTAAAAAAACTAATGGTCGACACCAAATCAGTTTGGGTTGACTTTCCTGGCCTTAAAGGCTTCTCGGTAGAAGTTGCGAATCTTTCGCGTAAAGAACTGAATAATCTTCGTAAGCGGTGTACCGCACAGAAGTTTGACCGAAAGACTCGTCAGGTAATTGAAGAGATTAACGAAGAGAAGTTTGTACAAGAGTTCTCCATTGCCACAGTCAAGAACTGGAAAGGCTTAACTCTTGAGCATCTCGAAACGCTTCTTTTGATTGATACTAACAATCAGGATATGTCAAAAGAACTAGATTACTCCGAAGAAAATGCTGAAACTTTGGTATCTTCTTCCACAGAATTTGATACATGGCTAAACGAGGTGGTCTTTGATTTAGATAACTTTCGTGCAGGATCAAAAGGACGAAGCCTTGAAGAGGCTGGAGAAGCTTTACAAGAATCTTGATTCTAAAATGACTCGCGATCGCTACTTAGAGATGTGCGAGCAACTAGGAAAAGAGCCACTAGAAAGCGAAGTACCCCCAGACTGGGAGGATTTTCCTGAGATAGTACAATTAGCTATAAATACTTTTAATATACTGGGAGACAGGGTTTTCCCAGAAATAGGATATGTAGGGAAGGACTATACGAACTTACCCCACCTATTAGAAATCTACGACATTGAAGACAAAGAATTCTTTTTAGATTTACTTCACTGGCTGGATTCAAGGGCTATTCAGAAATCTTCGGAACATATGAAGAAAGAGTATGAAAAGCTAAAGAGAAAAAATAGTGGCAAATAAGATTAAAGTTACCCTGCAAGTAGATGATAACGGCAGTTTATCTATAGTTCAGAAGAACGCCGATCGTGCAGCAGCATCTACAGAAAAGCTAAATAAGAAGAAAAATACCTATAATCGACAAGAGAAAGGTGTTGCAGGGCTTACTTCTAACTCCACAAAAGCATTCGCAAAGCAAGCTCAAACCATTGGGGGTGGGGGCGGGCTTGTTCCTGCGTATGCAGCTCTCGCAGCAAACGTCTTTGCTATTACCGCCGCCTTTGGAGTTCTCCAAAGAAGTGCCGCCGTTAAACAACTAGAAGAAGGCCTTATCTTTACAGGTAGAGCTGCAGGCGCAAACTTACCTATTGTAGTACAAGGACTACGGGAGATTACTGGAGCCGCTGTATCTACTGCTGACGCTATGAAAGCTGTAGCGGTAGGCACGTCCGCTGGGTTTAGTCAAAGCCAGATGGAAGGGCTAGCAAAAGTAGCGAGAGGGGCTTCTCTAGCACTTGGTAGAAATATGCCAGATGCTTTAGATCGTCTTACCCGAGGCGCTGCAAAGCTTGAGCCTGAAATTCTTGATGAATTAGGCATTATGGTTCGCCTAGATGATGCTACCGAGAAGTACGCAGCAAGTATAGGCAAGACTGCTTCAGAGCTTACCCAATTTCAGCGTCGTATGGCATTTACAAATGCAATCATTGCTCAGGGGGAGGAGAAGTTTGCTGCTTTAGCTGCTGTTATTGATACCAACCCTTACGACAAATTAGCCGCTTCTTTTGATAACCTTACAAAAATTGTTCTAAACGGATTAAACACCGCATTCGGACCAATTGTAGGGTTTATAGCGGATAACTTAGGAGTCCTTATAGGGCTTTTAGGTATGTTTGCTACGGGCGTCGCTAGACAGATGGTTCCTGCACTTACTGCCGGTGGTACCAAGATGGCAGAACTCGCTACCGAGACTGCTGACGCAGCCAAGGCTCAACTAAAAGGATTAAAGTCTTTTAAAGGAGCCCCTAAGATTTTTGATTCCCTTGCAGATAAAGTTGCCAACGGCACCGCAAGTATGGAAGAACATCAACAGCTTGTCACAAGTTTAGACAAGTCGCAAAAAGCCCACGCCCGCACCTTAGATAGCATGATTGCAAAACACGGCGAAGACTCCAAACAAATGAAAACTAAGCGTGCCACAATGGAAGGCATTACAGCAGCACAAAAACAACTAGAAGAAGTAACAAAAGCGAATGCTGTAGCTACTCGATTGAATACTCAAGCAAACGCATTAAATGCTGCATCACAGGGTAACATAAAAGGAATGCTTATATCTCTTAGAGCTGCGTGGGCGCTTGATATAGCAGCAACTAATGCGGATACTGCAAGTAAAGGTATGTTGACTAGAGCCTTAGCGTTCTTGACTACTGGGTTTAAACTGGCCGCCTTTAGCGTTAGGGCATTTGGTATTGCACTTATTAACGCCATTCCTGTTATCGGACAGATAATTATGGTTGTGTCTATTGCCTGGTCTTATCTTAGCGATTGGTTTTCTACACCCCCTACTGCTCTTGATGAAGCTCTTGAAAAGAATAAGGAAAGGTTTGAGGAGTTCCCTGATATTCTTGAACAGATGAACGCAGGCATAGCCGCAGCTACTACTAAGTCACAAGAGTTCATGGCAGCACTTTCTCCGACTACAGGTATTTTGAATCAAGTAGCAGATGCCACTAAAAGTTTATTAGATGTCCAAAAACGCGAACAACTTGCAGAGAAAGTTAAAGCCCGCCTGGCTCTTATTAAGGCAGAACAGAAGCTCGCAAAAGCTAAAGAAGCAGCAGAGGCCGCAGGCTTAGACCCCAATGAAGAATTAGGTTTCTGGGGGAAGCTAGGCCTTGCCATGGCCGCATCGTCGGAAGCTCAAGCAGGCCATTATGGAATTGCATCAGAAGCTTCAGCAGCCTCTATGTCGCTGTCTCAGAGTATTAAGGCACAAGCCGACGCCCAGACAGAATTAAACGCTGCTCAAGAAGCTATGGGGAAAATAGATCCCCTAAAAACTTTTGAAGGGGTACAGGCTGCTCTCGTCGAAGGTATTACGTTTATGGAAGAATCCAATGTAGCTTTAGAAGGTAATGCAGAAGCTACAGACTTGGCAAATAAAAAGCTGGAAGGTATGCGAGGCATACTTTCAAACTTATCTAAAGATAATCTTCCGGAATCGGTTGCACAACTACAGAGACTAAAGGAAGCGCATCAAGAAATTGAAAACTCTGCAAAAGCAGCAGCCGATGCAGTTGCAGGAGTTACAGCATTATTTGCTAAGAGCGCACAACCTACAGGCGAGTTCGCTGATCACATTAGCGCGCTAGGTACCGCATTAGACGCAATGTCAGCAGCGACAGACTATAGCGCAATTATGGAACTATACAAAGAAGTCTTTGTAAAATATGGAGCAGACTCCGTAGCTACTTTACAGTACTATCTAGACCTGTTTAAAGAAGTAGCTAAAGTAGCAAAAGAGAAAGCTATATACGATGAACAAAGCAAACAGTTTAATATGGAGCTTAACTCTGTAGGGTTGAAAACACTAAGTATGGAGTACGAGCTAGCCGATGCTAAAAAGGCAAGGCTTGAAGCAGACAAGGCTACGGCTGCGGCAATAGCTACCCAGGATCAAGACAAAATACTGGCAGCAGTGTTGACTCAAGAAAAAGCAATTACTGAAGAGTTAAAAGCACAACTCGCACTAAGGCTTCAACAAGCTGCAGATGCTGAAAGACGTGGAGGAGCTACTATGGGTGCTGGTGCTGATTTTGGAGTAGCAGCACAGAACGCAGTAGACCTAGGAGGGTTCGATGGCGCCACCGAAGGCTTAACAGCCCTGAATGCCGCATCTCAGTCTACACTAGAAAACTTGAGGAAGCTGGGCCCAGAAGGAGAGGTTTCTGCAGCAGTATTAGGCGGAGCTATGAACATCGCTGAAGCTTGGACTGTTGCGTTTGATACTATGGCTGAAAAGGGTGCGACTACTTCTGACAAAATTCAGGCAGGGATGCAAGCAGTAGGTGCTACCATCAATGCTATCAGCCAAATGCAACAAGCAAGTGCAAAACAAAAAGTTGCAGCAGTAGATAAAGAGATTGCCGCAGAGAAGAAGAAAGACGGAAAATCACAACAAAGTCTTGCTAAGATTGCACAGCTAGAGAAGAAGAAAGAAGCTATTGAGCGCAAAGCCTTTGAGCAGAAGAAGAAAATGCAAATGGCTGAAGTTGTTATGGCAACCGGCGTTGCAATTATGAACTCTATTAAAATGGGACTTCCTTGGGGCTTAGTATTTGGTACTATGGCCGCTGCTATGGGTGCGGCACAACTGTCCGCTATCTCTTCGCAGACCTTCGACGGAGGCTCTTCAAGCGTAGGAACTGGCGGACCAAGTTCTATTGGAATAGGTCAGAGGGGTAGTTCTGTTGACTTGGCTAAATCGCAAGGTGGAGCAGGAGAACTTGCTTACTTACGTGGCGCACAAGGACTGGGCGGGGCTGAGAATTTCCGTGCAACCAATGCGTTTACAGGAGCTAAATATAGAGCCAGTGGCGGGAATACCGCCTACATGGTAGGAGAACAAGGGCCGGAACTATTTGTTCCTGATCGTCCAGGTCGTATCGAATCAGCAGATGATACTGCGGCTATGGGATCACCAATGAATGTAAACTTCTCTATCAATGCAGTAGATGCAACGGGTATTGAAGACTTACTTATCGGTCAACGAGGAAATATTATTGGAATGCTACGAGATGCAGCAAACAGTACTGGAGCTCAATTTATGGAGAACGTAGATACAGGACAGTACACTCCGTCCTCTACCGGAGCTAAGAGATACTAATGACTACTTTTACAGATTTTTTAAACATACTACCAGACCCCAATAATCCTATTGGGGACGCTGGACAAGCAGGTGGTTCTACAGGGGCAGGTTATGCCTCTGTAAAATTAGGCTCAGATGCTCCTGTTATTAAAGACAGAACAAACTCTGGTAGACACCTTGCACGTGCTATTGCATCTCATAATTGGGAAATAGATATAAGCTATAACCCTATGACTCGTGCAGAGTTCGAGCCTATCTATAACTTTTTACTACAGAAGCGTGGAGGCTTAGTTCCTTTCTACGTTTCTTTGCCACAATACGTAGCACCGCAGAATACTAGCTTTGCTTCCTACGTAGACGGCGGAACAAACTTAGAGGTGGCCGCTAATACAGCAGCGGGGTCGACCTCTTTCTTAATTGGAAAGACTGGATATAGCTACACAACTAATGGAACTCCAAAACCTGGAGATCTATTTACTATTGATGGAGCTAACTCTAATCACAAAAAAGCATATATGGTTACACGAGTTGAGACATATGCAGACTATCAAACAGGCAGTACTCGACCAACTACTAGCCAGGTTAGGATACATTGTACCCCAGGGCTTCAGCGAGCTGTTGCCGCAACGGATGATGTAGTTTTTGATAACCCCTTGATTAAAGTAATCCTTTCATCAGATGTCCAATCATATTCACTGGGTACAAATAATTTGTACAGTTTCTCACTGAAATTGGAAGAAGTACAATAATGGCAATTAGACCTTTAGACGCAGCATTAAAAACATCTCTTTTGAATGAAGAAGAGTTCGTATACGCACACCTTGTAAAATTTGAGAAAGGCATAAAAACTATTACAGGTGAAAGCGGAAAAGGGCCAAACTCGTATGCGTATATTACGGATGGCTCTTTTGACATGGTATTTAACGATGGCTCTGTTGATGCAGAAGGTAATGCAAACGGGCCACAAACGTATATCGCTAATAAGCTACTTGCTGTTGGCAGTATAGCAGAAAAAACACACGCATCTGCATCTTCATTAACTTTGAATATTGCTGCAAATGCTTTAAACACTACTCTCGCTACGAATATTACAAACACTACTAGTACTATTACTGCTCCCGTTGATTTGGTAGAAGCAGGCTTTTCCGAAGGCGATAAAATACAACTAGTATTTGGAAATACAAGTGAAGAAAATCATAATGATTACTTCCGCATTGATTCGTTTACTAACGATAATAAGACTGCGGTAGTAACTGCATCTGGAACAGCACTTATATCCTCAGCCTCTTTACGGGCTGTTACTATTCGATTTGCTTCTGAAGAAGTTATCGGGCCTTTACAAGCTAAAGATGATCCTGGGTACGCCACTTATATTAACCGAGATGTATTTATATATAAAGCGCATATCGACCCTAATACGGGTGCTATCATCGGCGCACCTTACCTTTTATTTAAAGGTATTATTTCCTCATCGAAACTTACAGATGATCGAAAAACAGGCACTAAAGTATCTTGGAGCTGTACAAGCCACTGGGGTGACTTTGTACGCATAAATGGTCGCATAACTGCTGACACACACCATAGAGCCCTTACTGGTTCTGGTGCTACTGATGTTGCAGCTCTTAAACGACCAGAATACCAAGCAGATTTAGGTTTCCTACACTCAGAGCAAGCTATAAACTTGATGGCTATTTATCAGGTTAAAGAAACTCGCCAGAAAGTTAAATCCAAGAAGAAGATGTTTGGCTTGAGTACTAAAGTTAAAGTATCTGAGTATGAAGTAGATGTAGATCGAGAAGTAGATTTACGCTTCAACCTTGAAGCT